AGATGGAATTGTTCCAGCCATTGGCCGTCTGGGTGCGGATGTCGAGGCCGATCTTGTTGTTGACGATGCGTCCGAGATGGATGGTGCTGTCCTCGAAGCCGCGATCCTCGCCCAGCGTCCGCACGCCGATGCAAAATCCTTCGGCCTGGCGGATCTCGACATGGCTGGCATCGAGGTTGCGCAGCACGAGCCCGATATCGGCCTCGTTCGACCAGTCCGATTGCGTGGCGCGCAGCACACGCAGGCCTTCATAGCGCTTGGTGGCGTTACGGGCGTTCCCGCCATTGCCGATGGTCAGCGCCGCCTGGCCGGCCGGGCCGGCATAGAGGATGACGCCGCGCATGATCATGCCCGCCGCCTCGCCACCCAGGATGAGCGGCATGGTGGTGCGGTGCGTGCCCTCGCCGATCAGCAGGAACTTTCCCGAGGCCGCGGCGGCATTCATCGCCGCCTGCAATGCCGGGCCGTCATCGCTCACGCCATTGCCGGTGGAGCCGAAATCGCGCGCGGAGAGGGTCTCGGAGAACTTGTCCTCGGCGCTGCGCGGCACCGCGCCGGAATAGGCCGAGGTGATGGTGCCGCCCTGCGGGAAGACGGCCACATTGCCCACCGCATCGAAGCCCAGGATACGGTTGGCGCGCCCGGCGGCCAGCGGCAGGGTGGTGGAGGCGTATTCCGACGGGTCGATGCGCAGCGCGCTGGTCAAGCCGTCCTGCGCCTCCTGCAAGGCGGCCACCTGATAGTCCAGCTCGTCATTGAGGGTGCGGGCGCGCAGCACGCCGTTCTCCTGGAAATCGCTGGTGCGCGAAAGCTTGAGCCGGCGCAGCAGGGTCAGCCGCGCGCCATTGGCCGGCGCCGCGGCAAAGGCCACCTGGCCGCCCTGCGTGAGGCCCGCGCCGGAGATGGTGAAGCCGCTGTAGAGAAGTTGGCCATTGAGCCGGACTTGCAGATCGGCGGTGCTGAAGATCGGGAAAGGGTAGGTGAAGGCGGTCTGCGTGCCGTTGGTGACGTATTGCACGCGCGGCGCGATGTCGCCGATGCGGATGTGGTCTGCCATGTTCGTATCGGCTCCTGAGAGGGGGGTATAGGGGGCCATGCCCGCCTTCGCCCGGCGATGGAGGGTTGGTAGGGCGGCTGCCTTGCCGGGCGGCGGCTGGTTTCAGCTCAGCAGATTGCTCAGGGAGCGGCCGAAGCTGGTGCCGGCACGGGCAAAGCCTGTCAGGCTGGCATCGGGGTTCAGCAGCGAGGCGCGGCCGGAGGCGAGGCGGGCGCGAAATACCGTGTCGCTTTCATTGGCCGCGGCCGCGCTGTCGGCGGCCAGGCCCGTGGTGATGGCGGCACCCGAGCCGTCGTCGGGTGCCACGCCTGAGGCCGCGAGGCGGGCGCGGGTGCTGGCCACGGCGCGGGCCAGCTGCACCTGGCGCGCCCGCTGTTCGCCCTGCTGCTGGGCGATCAGCTGGTTCTGCCGCTGCACCTCCAGCGACTGGTTGGCCTGGACCTGGGCCAGTTGGGTGGCTTGTTGCGCCTGCTGAGAGCGGTTCTGGGCGAAGACGGTGGCGCCGGCGCCCACCAGCGCGGCGATTGAGCTGAGTGCGGCCATCAATCGGTGATCCTCATGTCTGTGGTGACGGAGAGCAGCGTCAGCGGCAGGGGGGTGTCGTCCTCGATGCGCCAGAGCGGGCGCGCGGCGTCGCGCCGCCAGCCCAGTGCGCGCAGCCGGGCATCGCCGGTGAACAGCGTGGGCCCGGCGTCGAGCAGTGCAGTGTCCAGCCGGCGGAAGGCCACAGGCTCCGGCCCGCGGCCCAGATCGACGGCCAGGGCCGCGGTGTTGAGCAGGCGGAAGGTGACGGAGACCAGTCGCAGCGGTGCGGCGCGCGCACCCGCCGGTGTCAGCAGCTCGGGCGGCAAGGGCTCCACCACATGGGTGAAGCGCAGACCGATCTGCACCGTGAGTGCGCTCTCCTCCAACGTGACCCCGGCACCACCCACCACCTCATCCTGGCGCGGAGCGGCATCGGCCAGCACGCCGACGGTGCGGCCTTCCAGATGGCTGAGGCCCAGCCAGCGATCCTGCGGCGTGGTGGCGCTGCCGGTCAGCGCGGCGTCCAGCGCCAGTGCGTCATCGAAGCGCTCCAGCCGGAAGCTGCCGAAGCGCTCGACCACGGCGAAAACCTGGCCATTGATCTCGGCCAGGGCGCGGAAGGCGCCATCGGTTTGCTGTGCCGTCCAGGCCGTCACCGCCTCTGCACGATACAGTGTGAGGGTGGCCAGGCTGCCATCGGCCATCGCCACATGCAGCAGCCGGCGCACCTGATCATAGGCCATGGCGACCGGCGTCTTCATCAGATGTGCCGCGACCAGCGCCAGGTCATTGGCCTGATAGGCCTGCTGCACGTCGGTGTAGGTGAATTCATAGACGCCCAACCCGCTTCGGGCGGCGAAGATGGTGCTGCCATCCACATCCACCGGCTGGATCAGCCGCGCCACAGGGCTGCCGATCCGCGTCTGCCGGGTGAGTTGGATGGTGCTGGGGGTGAGCGGATCGCCGCTGACCATCCATTCGCCGCCCGAGGTGAAGACCTGCAAATTCCGGCCGGAGAAGACGCCACGGATGGCGTTCACCTGGTCGCTCATCAGGCCGAAATTGATGGCCTGGTCGTCCAGTCCGGTGCCGGTGCTGAAATTGTACAGGTCGCCGGTCTGCGACAGCCACAGCCGGTTGGGCAGATCGCGCGTGCCGCCGATCACCAGCCTGTCCTGATGGAAGCAGACGCAGGTCGGCCAGCCGCGCAGGGTGGAGATCGCGCCCTCCTCCCAATCGAAGGCCGGGCTCAGGCCGGCCAGCGTGTCCAGCACCGTGGCGCTGGCCTGGGTGGCGGAGAGGATGGCGGTGATGTCCACGCGCTTGCCGCCGATCCGCAGCCTGGTGTTCAGGTGCTGGCTGGTGAAGAAGCCAGCCGATGCCGTGATGGTGATGCTGCCCGTCGTGGCACTGGGCGTCAGCGAGACGTCGAGCGGCGCGAAGCGATAGGTCGGCACCTCGGTGAACGGCCAGGAGCCGATGTTCCAGACGGTGTTGCTGCTGCGGGTGATCCGGATGGGCGACAGATCGGGGTGGCAGATCAGCAGCGTGTCGGCGCTTTGGGTATAGGCGAGTTGGGGCAGTTGGGCCGCGGTCCAGGCCGCGGGCAGCACGGCCACCTGGCTGTCGCCGATGAAGACCCGCAGCTGCCCCGCGGTCAGCACCATCAGATAGGTCTGCTCGGTGTTGAACTCGAAGCTGATCAGCCTGGCCGGGCCGGGCAGGATCGCGATGTGGCGCAGCCCCGGGCGGCGCGTCAGGCCGCCGGTGGACTGGATGAAGACGTTGCGAAGCTGGCGCGCGCCATTGCCATAGGCGCGCAGATCGGCGCGCCCCAGCAATGCGGGCGACAGCTCGCCGGCGGCGAAGCTGGTCTTGATGGAGCGGCTGGCGGACATGGCTCAGCCCCTCGCGGTGATCAGCGGGAAGTCGCGGATGGCGCGCGGCGTGGCCTGGGCGCTGTCGGCATGGCGCGCGGTGCGCAGCTCGGCCTCTGCCTGGGTGAACAGCATCTGCGCCCGTGACGTCGCCTCGGTCAGCGGGATGCAGAATTCGGCGGCGAGGCGGGTGGCCAGTGCCGAGGCGAAGAAGGGCGGGAAGGCCGCCTCATCTGGCCGGAAGACGTAGGCCAGCACCACCTGGTCGGCATCGGTGTGCAGCCGCCCTTCCAGAATGCGATAGGTCAGGCCCTGGCTGGAGCCCGGCGCACCGGCGGAGAGCACGCGCAGGAAGCCTGCGGGCAGCTGGTAGGCATACCGGAAATCGGCGGCGGGGGTCGCGGCCAGGCGCGGCAGGCTCTCCTGCCCGGTGGCGAAGGACCAGGGGTGCAGCGAGAGCAGCCCGTCACGCGTGGCCGGGTAGAGGTTGGCCGCCACCTCGGCCTCGGCGGTGCCTTCGTCGAGCGAGGCGATGGGCTGGGCGCCGATCTTTAGCAGCGCGCGCGAGCACAGGGCGAGGGCGGTGAGGGCCATCGGAAGCTCCGTTGGATGGGGTGGGGCAAGGGGCGGCGGCGCGGTTGCGCCGCCGCCATCAGGTCAGCCGGGCGGGGTTATTCCTTGGCCCGCATGCGCACGGCGCCCTGGCCGTCGATCAGCACCGCGCCCTGGCTCATCATCGAATTGACGAAATGCGCGGCGCGGTCGCCATGCCAGGTCACGTCGGTGACGATTTCCGAGGCAGCCGCATGGCCGACCGCCGTCCGGTGGTAGAAATAGCAGTACCGCAGAGCGCCGATCTTGGTCAGGCCGGAATGGGGCATCCACATCGCGCCCAGCCACTGCTTGGCCTGCGTCATGCCCTTCCAGGGCAGGTTGTCGGGGCCGACGTAATCCGAATTGGCGAATTCCGGTATGGCCAGCAATTCGCTCCACTGTTTCCAGCCCACGACGGCGAAGCGGTTGCCGTCATCGGGCACATCGGCCGCACCCAGCGCCTGGAAGGCCAGCAGCACCTTGGCCTTGGTCAGGCCGTCATTGTCGGTCTCGCCGGCGGCGATGCCGATCGCCTCGTTGGTCGAGGTGTCGAAGGCGGAGATGATCAGCTCATCCGTCTTGCGGCCGAGCGCGAAGGCGCCGGCATTGGAGACGACGGCGCGCTCATCGACATTGGTCTTCAGCTCGTCGAATTTGTCGATCCAGTCGCCGGCGTAATGGTCCTGCAGGAAGCATTCGACATTGGTATGGTCGAGGTTCATCACCGGCACGATGCCGTTGCGGGACTTGGACGCGGCAGTGCCGCGGCCGATCTTCTGGAAGACGGTGGAGGCGCCGCGCACTTCGGATTTGGAGCGCACGGTGGCGCGCAGGCGGCTGCCCTGGCGCTGGTAGGCCTCCTGCACTTCAACCTGATACTGCTTGACGAAAGCCTGGTCGATCGATGCGGACACGGGCTCATCCTTTGCTGTGTGGCGTTGCGGGGGTGGTCTGCCTCGGGCGCGGTTGGCCGTTGCCGGGCCGCGCCTTTCGGCCGGCTCCGCGCGCCCGGGTGCCGGGTTGTGCGCGAGCAATTGGGTGGCGCCCGCCGGCGCGCTTCAGCGCGGCCGGCGGACACCGGGGAGAAGGAAGTGCCGGCCGGCGCGCGTCAGCGCGGCCGGCCGGCACG